TCAAGAGACTATTTCGTAAGTACAAAGAAACTGGTGAGTTGAAAGAAAGACTACTACTTAACCATATCATTGTACTATACAATTTATTTGGAGCTGACGCTGCATCTACTCTACTCTTCTTTAAGATAGAGGCAGAGTATTGGTCTGCACTTAAAAGTTTCCTTGAGTTTCTGAATATGATGCCAGAAAACGATTTAAAACATATAAAGTCTGATACGATAGTAAAGGAAAAATTGAAACAGTTATGAGGATTCTCAAGGAAAATCGTGCTATTGACTTATTTGTTGTTTATAGGTTTCTCAAGTTGTTAGTGACTCCTTGGGATAAACAAGAGGCCTTTAAACAAGGAATAATCGACAAGAATGGTAAACTACTAAAGAAATCAAGACAGTTGAAGACAGATGATGAGAAATCATCATTTACTCTGTTACATCGTTTGGTTTTCAATTGTAAACGAATCATGAGTAAGATTCCTCTGGTTCGTACACAATTAGGAACATACGCAACTGCTCTCTTTCTTCTAAAAGAACATTATCATATCAAGGTTGATGAACGTAGGGTTACTAGATACCTTATGGAAAACAACATGATAAACTTTGATAATGTCATAAACGAAGATGTGATGGGATTTGGTAATCTGTTACCAGCTGGAACATACAAGTTAAAGGATTTGGTTACTGCCGAAGATGAAGAAATAGGTGCCAAAAAAGGAGATGTAGTCATTGCTCATGAAGACACTCCGCCTAGTGATAGAGTCTTGGGTGTAGACATTTTTCCAGTAATACATAAAAATACAAGTAAAAAGATTTACGTATCTTTGGAGGATATTCAATGATAGAGATTATTGTAGAAGCTGAGATGACAGCTAGTGGTGGAGGAATAGATTTTGCACCTAACATGGGTAAAAAGAAAAAGAGAAAGTACGAAACTTTCAAGGTTTCTGATAACGTGTTTTCTAGGTTTCGTAATGGTAAAACAAAGTTTGAGAGGTGGTCCAAGTATCTAGATCTTTCAGATTCTTCCCAGAAAAAGATATATGACTATGCAAGAAAACATCATAATGGTGTAATCGTTCTACAAAACGCTACAACTGGTGCAGTAAGAGGTATTCGGTTCAATAGAACTGGTGGTGGACAATGGGGTAGATTTGCGAAACTAAAAGAACAGGTTCTCAATAAGACAGAAGAGTTTACCACACTTGATGAAGATGTTTTAGATATGCTCAGAAGCATTGTAAAACAAAAACAAGCACAGAGAGTAAAATTTAAAGACAAGAAAACAGCTACTGTAGATATGTTTACTGCAAGTGCCATGACAAAAGTGTATGATGCTTTGAATAAGGACAATCAAACCAAATTCAAAGATATGATTAATAAGGACAAAAAAAGTTTTATGGCAATGCAGGCATTTGCTATGAAAAGTGTTAAATGAATGTAGAAGCTGAAATTGCAGTGCTCAAAGAACAGATTAAACAAATATCGGAATCTTTTGAGGGACACGTTAATCAAAACAGAGAAGACTTTAAGGAGGTACATTCCAGAATGTCTACAATGAAAAGAGAAATCTCTGAGGAAATAAACTTGACATTTGAAAAACTTTGTGATAAGATAGATGAAAATGAACGAGACATAGGCGGTCTAGAGAAGTGGAAATGGACAGTCGGGGGTATTATTCTTACCCTTACTTTTATAATGACAGCGTTACAAACAGTTGGAGCGCTCCAGTAACATTCCCTTTACATAATGAATTATATTGACCTAAAGTATATCAATCTATGCACATCCAGGCTTCAAAGATTTAAAAAAGTAAGAGATGACCTCTGGAATTTTCGATGTCCAGTTTGTGGAGACTCCCACAAAAGAAAGGACAAGGCTAGAGGATACATCTACAAGAAGAAGACTCAATACTTCTTCAAATGTCATAACTGTAGTGCTGGATATACATTCAATAACTTTCTTAAAACTCTAGATGGTCTTCTCCATAAAGAATACGTATTGGAGAAATATCAAAATGGTCAGACTAGAGGTCACTCTCCAATGCCTGATAAAGTTCCTTTTGAGTTCAAGGCTCCTAAGTTTGACAAACCTCTGAACCATGAACTCAGTCTTATCAAAAAGATAAGTGAACTGGAAAACACTCATCCAGCACTTACCTATATAAGACAACGGAAAATTCCAGAGGAACATTGGGATAAACTATATTTTGCAGATAAGTTCTACGAATGGACCAAGCGAATATTTCCTAAAAAATTTGGAAGTATAAATATAGATTATCCACGGCTCGTCATACCCTTCTTTGACAAGTCTGGTAAAATGTTTGCATACCAAGGTCGTGCCTTTGGTAGTGAAACTCCCAAGTATATCACTTTAAAACTTGTATCTGAAAAAGAGAAAATCTATGGTCTGGAAAGAGTCAATTTTGACAACCATGTATATGTTGTTGAAGGACCGATTGATTCTCTCTTCTTAGATAATTCTTTGGCAGTTGCTGGAGCTGATTTGAATTTACTCAAATTGGAACCAACAACTACAACTGCAATTTATGACAATGAACCTAGAAATAAACATACAGTAGAACGTATGTTTAAGTCGGTGGATCGAAATTATAATGTTGTAGTATGGCCTAGTGATTTGGAGCATAAAGATATTAATGACATGGTTCTTGCAGGAGATTATGAAGATATTATGGGATTCATAAAAAGTCGTACATTTAGTGGTCTGCAAGCTTACCTAGAAATCAAGAAATGGAAAAAGATATGAACTTACCTACCGAATACCAATCATTTATTCACCTATCCCGATATGCGAGATGGGACTATAACCAAAAACGGAGAGAAACATGGGAAGAAACAGTAGACAGGTATTTTAACTTTTTTAAAGAACATCTGGAAGAAAATTGTCAGTATGTAGTTCCAGAAGATGAGATGAAAGAACTCAGAGAGGCCGTTTTAAAACTAGATGTTATGCCATCTATGAGGTGTTTGATGACCGCCGGAGAAGCTCTGAAAAGAGAAAACATTGCAGCTTATAACTGTTCGTATATAAAGGTAGATTCTCTCAGGTCGTTTGATGAGGTTTTGTACGTTCTTATGAATGGAACAGGTGTAGGGTTTTCTGTAGAGGAAGAGTATGTAAACAAGTTGCCGGCAGTTGCAGAAGAATTTCATGAAACAGAAACTACTATTGTAGTACGAGACTCAAAACTTGGATGGGCAAAAGCATTCAAAGAACTTTTGGGTATGTTAGTGATAGGACAAATTCCTAAGTGGGATACGTCTAAAGTTCGTCCAGCTGGTTCACCTTTAAAAACATTTGGAGGAAGGGCTTCAGGTCCAGAACCATTGGACAGTCTATTTCAATTTTCAGTGAATTTATTTAAAAATGCAAAAGGAAGAAAACTCAAAGCTGTCGAAGCCCACGACTTGGTTTGCAAAACGGCAGAGATTGTGGTGGTTGGTGGTGTACGGAGGAGCGCTCTTATTAGTCTTAGTGACCTCGGCGATAGAGAAATGCGCTACGCCAAGTCTGGAAACTGGTGGGAACAAAATGTGCAAAGGGCACTCGCAAACAACTCCGTCAATTATAAAGAAAAACCAGACGTTGGCACTTTCATGCGAGAATGGTTATCCCTCTATGATTCCAAATCGGGTGAACGAGGTATTTACAATAGTATGTCTGCCAAACGAACAACAGAAAAACTAAATCAAGAAAAGGACAAAGATGGCAACAACATTATTCGCAGAGATGCCAGGGATGACTTCGGCACAAATCCTTGCTCTGAAATCATTCTACGAAGTAGAGAATTCTGCAACCTTACTGAATGCGTTGTCAAAGGATGGGACACTCCTAAATCTCTCAAAAAGAAAGTTCGACTTGCAACTATCCTTGGAACCTGGCAATCAACACTTACAAATTTTAAATATGTTACTGGAGAATGGAAACGAAATTGCGAAGATGAACGATTATTGGGAGTCAGCCTCACAGGAATAATGGATAACTCTATAACCAATGGTAAGAAAAATGGACTTGAAACATTGGGTAAAGAATTGGAAAAATTACGTAAGTGTGCAGTTGAAACAAATGAGGAACTATCTGAGAAACTTAATATTAACAAATCAGCCGCAATTACTTGTGTCAAACCTAGTGGTACTGTCTCTCAGCTTGTTGATTCTGCTAGTGGTATTCATGCCCGTCATAATCCTTTTTATATAAGAACTGTTAGGGGAGATAACAAAGACCCTCTGACACGTTTTATGAAAGCAGAGGGTTTTCCACATGAACCAGATGTAACTAAACCAAATAACACTACTGTATTTTCATTTCCAATGAAGTCACCAGATGAGGCGGTATGTCGTATGGATATGACCGCATTAGAGCAGTTAGAACTATGGAAGGTCTATGCTCAAAAATGGTGTGAACATAAACCTTCCATAACAGTATCAGTAAAAGAAGATGAATGGATCAATACTTCTTCATGGGTTTATGAAAACTTTGATGATATCTCTGGTATCTCATTTTTACCATTTAGTGAACATACTTATAAACAAGCTCCATATCAAGATTGTTCACAAAAGGAATATGAAGATGCCTTGAAAGAAATGCCCAAGAATGTCAATTGGTCTAAACTTGCAGAGTACGAAGAGCAAGATTACACTGTAGCTTCTCAAGAACTTGCCTGTTCGGCAGGAGCTTGCGAAGTGGTTGATATTCCTGCAGCATGACTGTAGAAATAGATATCGAGTGCCAAGAATGTAACGCAACTTTTACTATTTCTCATGACCTAAATACTTCCAGATATATGATTAGTTGCTGTCCTTTTTGTGGCAGTGACAATATTGAACTGGAAGATTATGGTGAAGACGAAAGTTGGGATTGATTACAGCATGACATCCCCTGCAATTTGTGTGGGTGAGGGAACCTTCACAAGTTGCAGGATACAATTCTTAACTCCTACCAAAAAATTTGCAAAATCCTACCTTGATGGTAAAATCAAGGGTTCTCACTTTGGAACTTGGCCTTCTGAAGAGTTTCGATATGACTACATATCGAACTGGATTGTAGCTCAAATTCCTGTCCATGCAGAAATTATCCTAGAAGGATATGCATTTGCAGCCAAGGGACAAGTGTTTAACATTGGTGAAAACACTGGTCTTCTCAAACACAAACTCTACAAAAACAATCTTAATACACAAATAGTCACTCCTACCGAAATCAAGAAGTGGGCTACTGGTAAAGGGAATGCATCCAAGACAGATATGTACAATGCATTCGTTGATCAAACAGGTGTGGAACTCAAAGACATTCTTGAGTGTGAGCCTGAGTCCAATCCTCTATCGGATGTGGTTGATGCATTTCTCATACACACTTTTATTCGTTATCTAACGTAAATCAAATAATCCAAATAATAAATAAATGTATTGATGACTTTTCAAAGGGGGTGAAATCCCAGAAAGGAGATACGATGGATTTGTCACTTTTATATCTATGGGTAGGCTTTTTGCTAGCCTCATATTCAGTAATAGCAAACGATTCAGTTCAAACATTGGGAA